GAAGTAGATGTTGAAAAGGCAACAGTCACGGTAAGGCTTGTATCACTAACAATAGTAGCAATGACACGTGATGTCTCACCAACTACTTTAATAGTGTCACCTACCTCGTAAATAGTAAATGTGCTATTCACCCCGGTAAGAGTTATAGTTCCTGCCGTTGTGACAGTACCTACACCATCCCGTGACCCTTTGATCTCATTTGCGACAGAAGCCTCTGCCACATCAATCAGATCACCGATATAGTTATCATCATCATCAAAATCAACCCTCAGATGATCCTTTGCCTGTTCAAGTGTGACGTAAGCCATTATGCCATGTGTTTAGGTGCAAACGAAGATGTCGTTCTGGCTGCAGCTGCATCAAAATAGCAGTTTACAACGATCCTGACATTAGCATATACAGCCTGTGAGTAAGGATCGATGGTAAGATCATAACCGCCCCACTGACCTATGATAAGATCAGCCCAGTTACCGAAGATAAATCCATACCCGGTAGTAGTCGAGAAGTCAGTCAATTTAGGTACTCCATTGGAAACATAAACAGGATAACCATTGATAGTGTTCCCTTCCATAATCATCTGCTCACCATAGGTAGCTGTCCTGAGAGTTGTCTTAGCTGCTCCACGCCCTGCTGCATTGGTAATATAAGCCAGGTTATCGACCAGGTTATTAGCTGCATCGATAGTTGTCTCAAGAGCAACGATGCTCGACCATGACAAGGTAGTTGCACCAGCAGTGTAAACACTCCAGAATAAACCCTGGGGAGTAGATACCGAACTTCCCTCACCTACACCCAAGATAGTGCTTTCCAGTTTTGCAGCGATTGCCTTTGCCAGGTTGCTGTAAAGCATAGCTTCTGCACCTACTGAATCCTGTGCCAAAAATTGCTTAGACACATCAAAATAAGCTGTAAGTCTCTTAGGAGCCAGATCAACCTTGCCCCAGGTCCCTGCTCCATCGGCAGCGGAAACAGTTTCTTCTTTCCAGTTGACAGTTGTACCCGTACAAGTAGGTATCGAAACACTTCCTACCAGGTTGGTCAGGTAAGTTGCTCCGGCCTTTGTTAAAACAAGGTAATTGGTAAGCGGAGGCAAAACGGTTTTTTTGTCAGTCTGTACTATATACCCACCGGTAGTCGTACCACCAGCCACGATAGCTGTACGAGTTACGATCTTAGACTCCGAAGGAAGTATTATCTGACCGGTTGCCTTAACTTCACCGCCAGCCTTTGCAAATTCTGCCCGGCCTTCGCTGACCATTGCAGCCGTAGGCGCATCCATGCTCCTGTGATTGATCTCATTATCAATAGCTGCAAACAAGCTGAATGGCTTACCTTCCTCAAGGTTTTTTCCAAGAACTACCTTAGACGGTTCCACTTTACGTAATTCCTCCTCAACGAGAATATCCTTCTCAAGCTGAGCAATAGTTTCAATATTTTTATCGAAAAGTTTCTGCTCATCCTCTGTGAGTTTGCGTTTTTCTTTTTCGATCTTAACGGTCATCTCAGCATTATCAGTGATAAGCAGACCACGCTTGTCACGCATTTCGAGTAGTGTCATTATTTTTTTGGTATTAAATTTCGTAACTGTTTATAATATTCTGTCAAATCTTCCGGTTTGACTTCCGGTTCTTTACGGCTGATAGAAGTGGATGAAGATTTAATCTCTGTTACAAATCCATCCTTTATGGTCATTGTCATACTAGATGTATAGATTTCCTCTCTTTCCCTGATATTCATCGAACCGTCAGGAGCTGGCTCAACAGCCCCGTCTTTTTCAACATAGACTTGAGTACCTTTTGAAAGCCAATCTTCATAAAGAATAACTGTGCCGTCCTTTAAGGTCTCTTTTCTCATCTTAGTCATATCCATGACCGTCCTTTTTTCCTCTCCAGGAATAATTGTTTTTTCCATTGTCTTAATATTAGATAAACTTCTTACTGCCACTGTTGTGTCTGCGTATGCTTCCCTATAAACAGGTGAAACATCAAAAATAGAATCAAACTTTGTTATTGTCCTTAAATATGAATCATCACTCCGTTTTTCCCATTTCTGACCATCTGCCGATACGGAAAACGCAAAAGAAGATGTCCTTATATCACCACGTCTGACTCCTGATAAAAGCTCATCACCAAGTACAGTATCAGGTGCTTCGAAAGAATACTTAACCCCAGATTTATCAATCGTCAAATCAAGTGTCCCTTCCCCATTTGTAGAACGTGCCAGTACCCCTTTTGATTCATCGTGATTAAGTAGTGCCAGAACATCAGAATTTTCAAGAACCCCATCAACAGCTTCCGGTGTGATTATCTCTCTAAAACCCCCTAAGTCCTTAGACTCTTTATTGAAGACAATACCATATCCTTCAATCTTTCTGGTTCTCTTTACCAATCTTATTTCTGAGTTGGCAACTTCAATACATCTTACTTCTTTTTCCATCACTTTATTACATTAGTATTTTTATTTTGTGCAGGATCAGGTTCTTTGCCTAACTCCGCTAAATTAACCTGAACATATTTCTTATCACCTTTAGCATCCAGTGGAAGGTTCATCTCCCTGCAAATATCATTCGGAGAATAAACACCCAACTGGAACATACGTGAATAATAATTTGCTAGCGTGTCAAGGTCTGCTGAACGCATCTCCCTGACTCTTAATAGTGCTTTTGTCTTTTTCCTTTGACTTGGCCTGTAAAACTTCCTATTGACCTCATTGTCTATCTTACGTGCCAAAGGAGTCATAGTGTCTGTTATATATCCAAGCTGGTAACTCTCTGCCGAAGCGTATGAAGCTGAGGACATATCGAAAGCCTTTGAAGGGTGAACACCAAAGAACCTACAAATATCCACCACGTTAAACTGTCGAGTCTCAAGCATCTGTGCATCTTTAGGGTTGACCTGAACAGGCTTAAACTCTGCTCCTCCCTCCATGACTGCCACACCCCCTGCGACTCCCGTTGTGGATGATAATGAAAAGGCTGTTCCCCAGGCTGCTTTTAGTGCTGCTGCTTTATCAGGGTCTATCTTACCGGGGACAGAGATAATACCTGACAGGTTGGCTCCTGATGAGAAAAACCCCTTAGCCTGACCATCTGACGATGCTGCCAGTCCTGTTATATTCATCGCATGATTAAGCGTTGACACTCCTATAAGTCCATCATACGAAAAGTTAAGAACATGAATCATATCTTCCCCGTCAATAACTTCATCTATCTGTGTATAAGGATGCTTATGAACATAATAAACACTCAAGTCATTCCTTACATACATTACAACCCCCCCGGTACATAACTCCAGTCCAATAGGATTACCAAATTCATCCCTGAATATATGTGCATACCCATTACCCTCAAGCTCAATCTTTGCAACGAATGTTTTCCAAAACGTGAAAGATGAACATGAAGGATTAGGCTGACTGTTAAATATTGAATATGAAAAATGACTGTCATCCTTAACCCATTCCATGTTGCCACGATAAATAAACACATCCCACGGCATAGCCCCTATATCTGAACTTTTGACATCTACACAACGATAGACAGCACTAAGCCTCATGGACTGCATTGCAGATAATGATGCTGTTGCTCCCCCGTAGGGTAGCCCATAAGAATCCGTAGGACCAATAGTGATACTACGTTTTTCCGGTTTTTCTTTGGCCGGGTATTTCCAGCCTCCTATATCTTTACCAAATATTTTCATATTAATAAATATTTCCCGTATAGGCATTTTCATTCCTTATCACACAAGCAGCATCAGACTGTATCATTGCTATAACACCGTCAATCTTTTGGGTTGCCTTTGACTTATCGGGTTTCATGTTTCCGTTATAATCTGACCGCATAACCACGTTACGAAAACAAAACCTCGTTATCGGGTTATCGTCAAATATTGCATCACCGCAAAGTATTGATCTCTCAAGTTCTTTTGTAGGTGCATTAAAATTACCTATTGACTGGCTAAATGGCTCTAATGGAAGTCCTATCTCAGTACAGGTTATTGCCCACTGGTTTGCGTTCCATTTATCATAGTGAATCTTAAATATTGAACAAACCTTTGATACTTCAATTATATCCTTAGTTATATAATCATAGTCCGTCACATTGCCGGGAGTGATGGTTAACCATCCCATGCGATGCCATTGCTTATACATCTCCCTATTAGCAGCAGTGTTAAGACTCTCAAATGGAAGGTAATATTTAAGAATAAAATATTTCTTACCCTCTTTAAAAAACTCATAACTGACGGCTGTCATGTCCTGGGTACTGCCTAAGTCAACACCAATAAAACACTCCTCACTCTTAAATGCAGAAAACTCCAGTTTGCCGGTAGCCTTTAAAATATACTCATCAGGAATCCATACCTGTTCCGTGTCACACCATATATTTAGGTTTTTAGTTTTTATTCCTACTTCATCCGAAGGGTTATTTCGTGCTTGAACAACTTGTTTCTCAATGAAGTTTGAGTTAACTGTCACACCAAGATTAGGATTTGCCTTGATCCAGTTCTTTGGTTCCTGCCAGTCATCTTCTTCATCTAATGTATAGATAACAGAGAATAAAGAATCATCCTCTTTCACCCCTGCAATAACCTCTGAACAGACAGTTCTTAAAGCATAACAGGGTAACGCTTTATTAAATCCGGCAGTCGTTATGGTTAGCAATAAAGGGTTCTGGCGCATGGCCATTGATGACCGGATAACGTCCCTCACCCTTGAATCTGGTGCAGAATGGTACTCATCAACAATGCCAAATGAACAGTTAAACCCGTCCAACTTGTCAGAATCCGAAGCCAGTACTTTAAGCATCGAATTTGTCTCATCAAAGATAATATCACTACGATACCTTCGAAGATATTCACCCGGAGGGTCAAACCCTTTGCAGAATTTTGAAGTCATATTATAACAGATATGAGCCTGTTCTTTTGAGTTGGCAGCTATCAGAACCTGAGCAGCATCTTCCCCGTCTGCCATAAGATGATAAAGTCCTAAACCGGAAGCAAAGGCAGTCTTGCCATTCTTTCTTCCAAGTTCAAGATATGCTGTTTGAAAACGTCTCTGTTCTGTCCCTGCCCAGAAAAACCCGTAAATATTTGCTATGATAAATACCTGCCAGGGTTTAAGATCAAAGTGATGGCCCGAATGACGGCCTTCAAAATGTTTTAATGATGAGAAAAATTCAAGTACCTGATCAACCCTTTCTGGACGATAATCAAAGCGCTGATCGTCTTGATCTTTTTGGAATCTCTTTATTGCATTGCGGACATGAGAACATGAAGGGATGGCTCCCGACTCAATATCTGATATGTATTCTTTTAAACTGTCCAATTAACTCAATGGTTCCTCAACTGGCTACTTTTAAACTTTTTTCTTTCGTGTTTCTTTTTGTGGTTCTATAATTGCTTTTTCTATAATTGTTTCAGGCAAAAAGTCAAAATCTGATATGCCGTGTTTATAAAGATGTGTTTGCATTAATGGGTTGGGGTGCATACGATGTGACAAAAGAAATAACTGACGTTTCTTACTTGCTTCAAAATCATCACAAGTAATACTCATCAATACTAATGATGGATTGCTTTTGCTAGTTATTTTGTACTTCAGCATTTACCTTTTTTTTTGAGTTCTTTAAAAATTTAGATATGTCGCTTTCTTCCTTTGACCTCTCTTTTGGTTTACTTATTTCCTTACGGCTCTTTGGAGAAAGCCCGAATGAGTCCATCATTTTGTTTAATTGTATCTGTGCATCTAATTGGATTTTTACGCATGGATGCGCTTTCAGTTCGCCTCTTGGTGACTTAATAAGGTAGCCATCCTTTAATAGAATGTTAGTCGCTGTGATATAAGTATGGTAAGTATTACCAATCAGGCGAAGCGTATCTTCATCCAGTGAAGTTAATATATTCTGCTTCTTTAATAGTGAAGTAAGATTGTCAATAAAGGATTGAGCCTCAAGGCAAATCGTTGGATTAACGAGTATTTTTTTCGCCATGATGAGTAATATTTTGTACAAATATAAAACTAATTATCGACATATATAGATAATTGAATATATCATTTAAAAAAATTATTAACAATTTTTCATTTCTTTATGTAATTCCTCATGGCACGGTTCACAAACAGACATCAGGTTATCCCAATTAAATGCTAATAATTCAACTTCTTCCGGTGTCTTTCCGGTATCAAAAGGTACTTTGTGATGCACTTCTTTTGTTGGGATTATCTTGCCCTTAAACTCGCACCGTTCACATAGCGGGTTGGTCCTTCGCTTGTGGTTGCGTAGTTTAAGCCAGCGCTTATCCTGGTATATCTTTTGATAGGCTCCCTGTCGTTGCGTAGGCACTGTATCACGTTTGCGCTTTAATAGTTTTATAACCGGCATATAAATATATCTTTTACAATCTCAATTTTACTAAAATACATACCGTCTAATAACGGACCGTATTCATGAATATCATCTATCAATATATCATGCGTTTTAATATGATGGCTCCTGATAATATCCAGTTCTTTGAGTAGCGGTGTTTCTCCTTCAGCCGTACCTTGTTCTGAGTAATGAGCATCAAGCCAAAAGGTAATAGGACAATCTATATTCTTAATCAACTTCCCTAACTCTATACCGGAATCACCATGTATAATCTCAACATTAGTGAAATATTTAAACTCATCCACAGCTCTATCGTAGTAATATTCTGACTTCTCTATTGAATAAATCTTCTCAAACCCCGTCCATACAGCATGACAGATACCATCCCCAAAAAATGTTCCTGTCTCAATGAATACAGGATTAAGATAATTCTTTAAAAGTCCGTCAAATAGTGGCATATTTATTATTTATGTACCAATCCTCAATACCTTCAACATCATTAACAGCAAGAAAATATCCGTGAGAATTTAATATCGTTTCCATTGCCTTTTTTGTTTCCATATTACCGTTGTGCTCCAGTGTCCACAGAATAACTTCATGTCTGTGAAAAGGAAATGAAGAAAGAACCCTGAGATCATACCCATCCGTATCAATCGAGATATAATCAATAATCTTTGGAATATCATAATCTGACATCATCTTATCAGTGCGTATCATCTCTACTGGATATATACCCTCTATTCGCTTCCTTCCTGTATAGTTTATCTCTTGAAATACTGACCCGCAATTCATGTCAGATACTAACTTCTGAATACATATACAACTCCTGTTTCTCTTTAATGACTCAAAGGGAGTTATCCCTGCCTCGACACATATCCCTGTCCATCCAAGTTCTTTTTCGAGATAATAAGTATTCGAAAGCCATATTCCATCATTAGCTCCAATGTCAATAAAAAATCCTTCACGCTTATAGTTAAAGAACTTACATACCCATTTATCCTGCCCTATCTGTGAGGTAAATTCCATGTATATATAAAATTATCCTTTGCAGTTAAAGGTTTTTCTTCCAACACATCAAAATTATCCTTTAGTTTTATAATATCGTTGAACGTTAACATATCACCCGGCATCATATAAAAATTACAAGTCATATAGCCCCGGTCTGATTTGTTAATAAACTTCTCAATATATAAATCCTGATAGGCACGCGCTACTTCGGTGAAAGCATAGTTGCTGATGAACAGGTCATAGTGTTCAAATTGCGCTTTAGGATAGACAGCAAACTCCCTCAGATATCTTTCAATGAGTTTATTAGCTTCCGGTACGTCAATAATAGTATAACTCTTTGGTTGAAACATCTGGTGTATCATCCTGCACTGACCTCCATACCCTGCACCTATCTCAACAATATCCATATCGTCAAGTGACCCAAACTGGTTAATAAGGTCAGCCATCACCTTGACATATCTTAATGTCGTGGGTGCAACCTCAAACCCAATCTCCTCGTAATAATATTTTTTTGGGTTGCCTATCCTGTCATTTGCCAATAGTTCAATATGTTCAAATATCTCCCTGAATGACTTTTTAGCCTCATCAATATATACAAGCCCGTTCTCGTAGGTCACGTGTTCATACATATCCCTGAAAGTCTTCTCACTGCGAAAATCAGCAAACAGTCTATCATCTGATGCTGTTGCAATACACATATTCTGATAGTGTTCAAAATTAAACATTCTTTATAGCTTTAACAAGTAATCCATAACAAAGTATCTCGTGTGATGTCCTGTCTGTTTCGCTGGCTACTTCCAAATCCCGAAGCATCATAGCTTTTGTGAGTTCAGATATTTTTCGCCATGAATACAAACGGATAACCTCCTGAGCCATCCATTCATAGTAATTGCCATTGTATTGTATCTGAACATCAAAATTATGTAGCCAGTAATCATACCAATTATCTGACAGTCCGGTATAGTAGAAATAAGGACTCTGATTTGTCAGTCCGCAAAATGACTCAGTGAGTAGCATTATACCTCCCGGTTTCAATAACCGTATCAGTTCCAGTATGGCTGCAACAGGTGACGGCACATGATCAAGTACCTCAGAACAAAGGATAGCATCAAATGATCCGTTTGGTTCCGGGATATCAATAATGTCACATACTATATCAATTTTTGATACATTCCACGTTTTACACTGCAGACCCTTCCCATCGCCCCCACCCTTATATTGTGCAAAGTCCTGACTGACATAATCAAGATGACTACAAGATTCTTTCCATTGCAATTCACCTGCTCCGGCATCTAATATTCTTTGTCCTGATGGAATTAATAAGAGTTGCTCCCTTATCCATCCGTTGCGATTATGAAGATTTGTCTGTCCTATCATATTATAATCATATTTGAAGTGTAAATATCTTTTGCTGAATACCTACATCCAGGTTTATACCATTTTGCCGGTGCAATAACTTTCTTTTCAGGATTCTGATTAAGGTAAGCACCCCACCAACTGAAAGATGAGTTTGCTATAATGTTATGGTCATAAGAGGCCATCAGAAACAACTCAATGTAATCCGTATATATTGGATTGTCATCACTAAATGTTACATACCAATCAGCCTGAATTATATTCCGAGCTGTATCATAATAATCCTTTCTCAATATTTCATATGTATCATAATACTTACTTACATAGTCCCCTCTGCGTATATGAATAGAACACATATTATTATATTCTGCAAGTATTTTATCTGATACTGATTTACTCGGTTCAAACAGTTTCAAAGTCTCTGTCCTGTCAAAATATCTCTCACTCTGAAAGTAACCGTCATAGATCATGTTATCAACCGGCTCAATATATTCGTAGTGATGCGGGATATGAACAATCCTATTTGGCATTGGCTTATCCTGATTTTTTCGCCAGTCAAAGTTTTTAAAGATATTCAGATAGTCATAACAGTTCTGTGAGTGTCCAGACTTCAGAAGAATAGCAAACACATCATCAATGTCAGGATAACGGACTTCAAAACCACCCCTGCGAGCCAGATCCTCAATAAAGGCAATCTGAAACATCATATTACCTAATCCGCCTTTTAGATTTACGCTTACCATTTTATTTGATTTACAATGACGTCAGTATATTTTTTTATAAGATAGTCCTGTTCCTCTTTTCGCATGGCAGGTTCATTGCCTGTTATCTGTCTTTCGTGATGACGATACCACACAACAGCCTTATTGCAGTGAGTTGTCTTATATCCTTTCGTCAGTAGGTTAATAAGAAAATCATAATCCTCAGCATAACCCAGATTTGGATCAAAACCCCCGATATCTATAAACATATCCCTGCGAAATAATTCAGCCTCAAAATTAATAGGGTTAGTGATAATCGGAAGTAATGTTTTTATAGTTAGTTCTTTTGGAGGGATATAATCCGTTGCACTACCTAAGTCATCACCATTAAAACAGATAGCATTGCCATACACCATGTCAGCATCACCTCTCGCATCATACAGGTCAGCTAAACAGGTTGCAGTCAATAGGTCGTCATCATGCAGTATCTTTATCCATTCTCCTTTAGCACATCGCATGGCATTATTGACAGCCGTTGAATAATTACCTTTCAGTGACAGAATAAAAGGAATATCATAATCATCAGCATATTTTTTCAGTGCCTTATTACCATCCGAGCAGAAGATGATATCATAATCATCAAACGTCTGGTTCATGGCTGAATTAATAGCATCAGGAATCCATCCGCGATCCTGATAAGCTGTTATGATAATCGTAATTTTTGGCATAACATTTTCATTTGTGAGTAAATATCTATTGGGACTAAATCTATTAACCGCTTCTTTGTTTCATAATACGGAGGTGCAGGATCTGTAAAAAACTCTGCCCTCTCTATTGATATTATATTCATTCCATTAGTGCAAATAACATTTTCCCAGTGATCATTATTAATCAGTATGTTATTCCCGATATTACCTGCAAACCACATATCAACTCCCTTGTTAACAGCTTCCAAAGGGAATTTTCTTACAAGGTTTGTTTTGGCAATCATCTGAAGCCCTATCGTTGCATAATAATCGAATCGCAAAACTTTATCATGATTAAAGTCATAGAAATATCCCTTAGTAGTTAAACACCAGTCAGCATTTTTAATATCCCTCTCTGCATTTTGTAGCATGAAAGGACTATAATAGTTATCCGTTGCACACAAACAAAAATACTCGCTGGTAGCCTCCGCCTGACTGGCAATCATTACCCATTTCTGAGATAACGGATATTTATGTTCCGAGTCAAAGTATTTGATCATACTACATCCTACTTTAGCGAGTCGTTGCTCATAGGAATAGAAAAACTCCTCACCAAGCTCCTCAATATGATCTTCTTCAAAAACTATAAGTTCCCAGTCATTGACCGGCTTATTCATCCTGCATAGGGACTCCATACAGAGCCATGCAATTTTTTTACCTTTCCATACCGGCAAGGCCACAGTTCCCTTCGTCATAAATATCAATTATTTCACAATTCTTAAATACTTCAAATTCTGTAAGGTCGCGATAACCCTCTGTCAAATCTTCATTATGTTCAGGAACGTGCTGTAATAACGTCAGCCCCCTTGCAGCCTGTTCCGATGTCATATACATATTCCAACCAAAACTATCAATAGTATCTTCTTTATAGAACTTCTCACTTCGCCCTTCGTAGCGCGCTTTTTTGAACCACTCAACAGCCTCTTTATTATCTGTGAGTATCATCCCACCCTTACCTATCTTCAGGTGTTTCTTTATATGAAAGCTCAGGCACATATAAGAGTTTGGCAGATACATCCCCGACGTGAATCGTTTCGCTGCATCGTAAATAAAATATGGCCATAGCTGGTATATGCCTTTCCATTTATTGAGTCGTTTGTCAAAGATAACCCGCCCCCCTGCATGGATTATTGATTGTGGTACACTCAGGTATGTCTCTGACGGAAGGTTTATAGTACCTACTTCCAGATATTTACAACAGAGGAATAATGCGTTTGTGCAACTGTCAACAGCCACAGCATAGGGACTGCCGGTATATTCCGCAACAGCCTCCTCAAACATTGAAACAACTTTAAAGGGATTCATAATTATTGGTAAAATTCAGTATTTAAAAACAGATCTCCGATGTTTAAATATTCTTTTACTTCATTTGAAACATACTCAGGCGTGAATGTATATCTGTCTGTTATTGAAGTAATAATCCTGTCAATATCATTATACGGAATGCAATTAGGAACTTCCCCATTATTGATTACCATTCTCCCCATCATGCCCATCTCACAAACTGTATTACTAAGCCCGTCATGTTCTGTAAACCGAAGTCCGATAAAACATTTCTTATAAATATCCATCATCTCATTCCGGGTATGGTCGCCCCAGTTAACCTCAATGAAATTATATTCAGGGAGTCTTTTTTTAACCTCCTCATAGATACCTCCGTTATATATTCGTGAATCAGGTTTATACATATATATTGAGTCACCCAGAGGTTCCGGCTTAATATCCGAAAAGTCATGAGGCGTTATCGGTATCCTGTGATACGGCAATGCCTGCATACCTAAATCAGCAGCAATCCATTTACTTATTGCGATATGCTTAATGTTAGGAAACCTGTTGAATATCCCGCTCATATGTTTCAGGTTACTGGCATCGCTGCCAGCCCAACAGATAACCGTTAGTTGTCCCCCTGAGTTATGATGTAAAGCCCTCCATATATGTTTGTCCGAATAACATCCAAACATAAATAATGGTTCATCCATTTTAACCTGAGGAGAATTATTCAAAGTAAAGCTGTATTTCTTTGCCAGCGCCTCGGCAAAATGATCTCCAAAATTAGAGTAAAGCTGTTTAATACGCATCAGAAAGGGATTTTAAATTTAGAAACAAACTCCTGTACTGTCATCTTATTTTTAGACTTGTATTCCTTATGTTTACCGAGTATCTGAGGCAGGTTAGACTGAATCATGTCTTTTGCCTCTAATACCCATTCATGCGGTTGTAAATGTCGTATTAGCCATTCCCTGTCGTCCTTATCGAACAGTAGCCATGCCACAAGCATAGAATTATATGCAAGGTTATTAAACCCTGTGCCATGTCTCCCCTGTGTGTCGTTAAAGATATGTCCGGTTTCAATATGTGGTGCAGTAAGACAGTCACCCCCAAATAACCAACTCTTTAATGAAATATAAGGTTCAAGACTTCCCCATTTCTTATGCCCCCAGAAGCCATCAATATAATTATACCAGGATTTTTTAATGCCATAAGCAGCACCAAGAATACAAGGTATCTCATAAGACTCCGTATCTGAAGGTACTACGCCAAAAGGCTCAAGTATCTTTATTGCAAGTTCCGGGCCACGCTTAACAAGTCGGCTCTCACGGGGTAGCCATTCGGCTTTCAGGATATTCCAGTCTTCTTTCCCGTATGCCATAAGAATAGTTGCACCGTTATATACAAAATTCTGACGACTCATTTCGAAAGTCAGTCCCGGAGTGCCTGCACTCAGGTGAACAACCGATGTGCATATTAAAGACTTTGGATGATTATTTATTTCAGTGACCATCTTTGAAGCCCAGTTATTCTTAATAAAACGAATGTCGCATCCCATTAAGAAGATGTTATCGGATTTAGCATATTTCATGCCAGTATCGAAGGCAGCACCGACACCCATATTTTCTTTTTGCCGGATTACCTTGACATCATCAATGACTAACGGTTTATCACAATAATCATCTATAATGATTATCTCATAACTGACATCAATAGTAGACTTCATTGAGTCAATAGTTTTCTTAACAAATTCAGACCCCTCGTTATGAGTAGGCATAATAATTGATAGTTCAGGTGTTTGCATCTTTGGGTTTTTAAAAAGAAGGGTGCCGGCTAATTTTCCTTTGTCCGGTCGCCCTCTCTCCTATGAAAAAAACTAACCACATCAAATTTATAACTAATATTTGAATCATACAAATTTATTTTTGAATTCCTCAATCTCGAAGCTCTCAATGCTGTGAACACGAAAACTTAACTCAGGGTTAGCGCTATCCTCAAAGGTTATGAACTCGCTGTTGACGTGCCGGATATAGCCGTATGTCGTTATCTTATCATCCCAGCCCTCAACTTTCGCAATGAGTTTGCCGAACTGATTCTGCTTGTCTTTTAGATCCTGGATGTTAATTGTCATTTTTTACCATTCATTTACATCGTTATCACAATCGGGATACCCACATGAATCGCATTCCTGAAAATCATATTCTTCAATACCCCATAGTTTGCCACAGTTGGGACAATATTCATACATTTCTTCCATAGTTATTTATTTTTGATTTCTTTTAGCCAATATTCGTGTAGTTCGTCAAGAGTAAAGTGTTAATTATATTTAATTTAGCAAATTCCCCATGATATTTTTGTGCGGCAGTATTATATGTTTGTGCGGCTTGTTCTTTTGTGGGAAATGTTCCAAGCCTATAAATTTTCTTATTATGACTTATTTGTGCATAGTAATTACCCCATTTGTTCTCATATACCCCCATATAACCTGTTTTAGAATATGTATTTCTATTCATCTGATTTTCACCATGTGTGCATATTCTTAAATTTACTCTTTGATTATTCAGCCCATTATGATCTTTATGATCTATTTGAAATCCCTTTGGAGTATTCATAATCATTTTATGCATTGATACTGAACTCCATCCGTCTTTTTTATGTAAATTACAGATTGCATAGGTATATATAACGCTATTACGTTTCGTTAACTTCAGAAACCACTTCCATTGCATTAAATAATCATAATCATCATCATCAACTAATGCAAAATAATTTTCTTTAAGGTGAATCTTTTTCATCGTACCATTTATTAAAACAACGTACCAAAAAAGGAAGTGAGAAAGAGTTGGTACTTCTCCTTTCATCGGGCAATTACCCCCGACTATCTCACCCCAAAGATACAAATTATTATTCATTTGCGATATAGTTTTTCTTATTATCTTTCCACCAATCATCAAATCCCTGATCGGTATTATTGCCTGATGTATTCCACCAATAACGGAAAAAATCAGTTGCAACTTGTTTTATCTTATTATTTTCTATATAACTATTCTCTATTAGAGTGGTTATTTCTTTGGCTGATTTTTCAGGTGTCCCATCAACATTGTAAAAATGGTTTTTAATCATTTCTAATATTTTCTCTTGCAGGTTTTCCATATCATTTATTGTTAATTAGATTTAATCTCATTAGCTTTCTTAACCAGCATATCTTTAATTTCTTCCGCAGGAGTATTCATAAACTGCTCCTCTGTCATGCCTAAAATAGATTTAATTCTCTGCTTATAATTTCCATGAGTTCTTCATGTGTAATCTTTCCTTGATATTCCATACATACAGGATTAGTACAATTACATCCTCGCCCATGACATCTATGTTCAAAAGGTTCTCTGACATTACATCCATCACAAATAATATTCTCTTCCTCTGCTTCCAGTGCTGCAAGTTCGGATTCAAGTTGTGTAATTTTCTGACTTGATGCCAGTGCCTTATATCCATAACCTTCCATATCTTTGAATGAATCACTGCAAACTAAGGCTATTTGATTGTTTAATGCTTCTATCAATTCTTTCTGTTTTTCGATTATTTTGTCTTTCATTGGTTTAGTTATTTAAGTTTTTTAATTTTAAAATAATAATGACCTCCTCTGTGTGTTTTCAGCCAATAGATAGCAAAAAACATTTGATTTTCATGTAATGCCTGTATAATATCTTCATTGCCCGACCAGCCCCACGTATGAAATTCTACATACCAAACTTTTTTTCCTTTGATTCTTACAGCATCACACCAACAAATAGATTCAATAAATTTTACTAATCCAAACGGATCATGAATAGAATCCCATTCTTTAATCAGTTTTAAATCACTTTCATCTGGATATTCTTTCATTGGTTTAGTTATTTAATTGCCTTAATATTTTCTTGTAGTATTTCATTGTAGATTTTTTCTTCTTCCAGTTCGTGCCTCCATTCCATTCAGAACTTATCTCACGTATCTGTGAAGGATTATAACGGGAAGCATAGTACATGAACAGCTCCTTAGACTTCACAGGATCGAACATATCCATTTCTGAATACTTCACCCCTGTTTTATTGTAATAGTCCTTTAAACGTGCCTTTCTGACCTGTACAATGCCATAGGAATAATCTTTAAGATGTTTGTCGCCTATTGCAAAAGGGTTGTTATCAGATTCCACTTTGCAAGTTGCCTGCCATATTGCTTCGTAGGGGTTTATCGCCTCTGCCTTTATTATCGCAAGCCTCTCGTATGGTGGAGCAGATAATTGAAAGCAGAATAGGGTTATTAATAGTGTTAACATTTTTTTCATTCCTTTTTAATTGATTCATACTAAAAATTCTTTACCGACTCATAAACCAAGCAACTCTCACAACATGAGTTTTCCCAATCGGATGAGAAGATATTACTCTCAATCGCTTTATCCTGAAGTACCATTTTATGAATCTAAAGAGGCGCATATTAAAATAGTTTTGTTTGTTCGTTTGTCTTTTGTAATGGCAGTTCATTAGGACCTTTAAGTTTCTTGTTCGTTGTTCTTTTAAAGTTTTCAGGATCCAAGATAAAACAAGCCACATGGCGACCCGTTCCCGGTCCCTCAGAATTATCTTCAGTTGAGTGCCAATGAATATCTTTTAAATTTTTCACCGTTGCTCCTGCTTCTAACATCATTAAAACCCACTTATCAATAGGATATACATAAATTACTCTCTTTCCTTTTTTAAATTCCTTAATGGCTTTTTTTGCCCACGCTGTTGGACCTTTCTTTTTATGATCTGCCTGATCGGTATATGAACCAAAAGGCGGGTTAACATAATTAGATTCACCCCATTCTGCTTTTAATCCATCAAAATCATCAGGTTTAGGAAAAGGGCATGGATCAAAATCAAAGTCAAATTGACTATTAAGTTCATTAAACAATATCGGAGGTGTTAACCAATAATGTTTTCCATCTTTCCCGTTTCCTTTTTCAAATGCCATATTTCAAACTTTATATTTATTAACCTTCTCAAACTTGCGGACAAAATCTGTCCAAATCTTTGCCTTGCGCCAGTGCTGGTAGTCGTTGTGAACCGTCAGGTCGTTAATCATGCCATCAATTAACTCGAAGTTCGCTTCATTGATCTGACTGCCTTTGCACGACTTAATGAGATCCTGAATGATGTTTATTTTCTCGTCAAAAATCATCTTTGATGTAGCCTTCCAGAGAAAATATAGGGCTATCATAGCAAAGATACTGAATAATACTAATACTTCGGTTGGGTTCATGATTATTCTATTTTAGTTAGTTTTAATCCTTTAATATCACAATAGACCTTCGCAATAAGCTCCATTGAATCAATAGTATCGAGTAGTTTCTCCCTGAATTTCTCATCTTCCATTTGCTTTAAAAAACTCTCCTCTTTCGATTTCCTTATCTCCTCTTTGATATATGCTAAGTATTTATCTATCTTACATCGGAATTCTTTGTCGGAAAACATCAGATTGCGAACCGTCTTAAAAGCGTGTTGTGATGTTGCATGATCCTGGTTGAATATCTCCGCCAGTTCTTTGTCTGTATGAATAGGGAAAAACCACCTTCCAAGATACATTGATATTTGCCTTGCAATAACAAGCTCCCGTTTGCGGTATTTTAAAGCATGATCCGACCATGCCATATTTTCCTCACTGAAAACGTAATGACATAAATCTGAGTAAATCATAGCCTTTCAAGTTTATGGTAAAGACTTCTCGCTTTATCTATATTCTTAAATGAAATAAGTCCCTCCTCCCGAAGCTCAAATAATTTTCTTCTCACGGTGTCTCCAAAAACGTTTGGTCTATTTATCTCACGTGCTACCATTGCATGAAGACTTATCATTGAGAATCTTTGAGGCAGTCTCGGATAAATTTCCTCAACAGCACTCCTTACTGATTGTTTTCCTTTTGGTTTCATAATTAGTTAGTTTTAGTTTCTGGAAATAATTCATCATATAATGATATATCTTTTGCATCAGGATCAATGCGAAAATCATTTTTAAACTCTTTCCACATTGCACAGGTGCCGTTATTTTCAACAAGAGTGTCTAATATTTTTCGTGCTACTTCATTATTGCAAGCATCGTAATTATAAATAAACTGTACTACAAATA